CACTCAATATGTGCAATATTTCATGCCATAACGCAATATGTTGAGTTTGTGATGTATGTTCTCTGTTTATAGAAATAATTTGATTATTAAAGTCTGCCAAGCCAATATGACCAGACATTTCCTCAGTAGATTTATATTTCAATTCATACTGAATGCCTGAAATTTTAATAAATTGAACAGACATTAAATTTCCCTATTAGGATGAGTTGGATATTCCCTATGCAGCCAATCTAATTGCATACGTTCAGGATTGGGTTCATACCAACCTTTTTTGCCATAGATGTTGGTAATACTGTAGAAAAATTCTTCATACATTTGACCAATCTTATCAAAGTTAAAGTTTTTGGCGGCCCAATCACGACAATTTTTTGGGTTGATACGACCAATGTTTTTAGCGGCCCAGGTAAAATGTTCAAAGGTTCTACAACGATATCCAGTAACACCATGCAAGTTGAGTTCACCAAAACACGCCCAATCAGTACTAATAACCGGAGTGCCGCTCAACATTGCTTCAATCTGAACACCACCAAATGGCTCACCATACATTGTGGCTACAAATTGACCTTTTGCTTTACTCATTAATTGTCTACGCAAATTGACGTCGGCGTATCCCATTACCTCTACATGTGGTGGTATTTTACTCATTCCCATTGCGGCAAGACTTCCTTGTCCAGCAATTTTTAATTTTGCGCCAATCGCTTCAGTTGTTTGTATGGCAATATGCACACCCTTATGTTCCCCAATTCTACCTAAAAATAAAAAATAATCTTCTTTATCTTCATCATAATCAAAATCTTTAAGGTCAAAATAATTAGGGATAACAGCGTCATACCAACTAAAATGTCCTGGTCCAGATACTGCAATCATATTAAACCAAGCAGCCATCATACTTTGACTTTCAAAGACTCTATATGGTGCAAATACTCCCCCTGGATAACCAATTCCAGGCTCAACGACCAACATGTCGGGATGTGCATCGGCAATAGTCTTATGCCCCCATCCCCAAAAACATAATAAAAAATCGTTTTTTTGTTTACGTAGTCCAATCTCTCTAATTGCATTGGCATAAAAAAACTTATAAGCAATATCATTCAAATCATATTTAAATGTATTAGCATGCCAATCATGATCCCCATATGCTTCATTTAAAATGACATCATTAGTTACACCAACATTCTCATCACACTCAACGTCACTGCGGTCATGACCATAATGAATGATAGTATGACCTCGGGCTTTCATCATAGTGCAGAATTTTACCACCTTTTGAGTAAAAGCACAAGCCACGTAGTCTCTATTAGATATAGTATGCGGGACCCCTAACACATGAAATCTAAAACTCATAAAAATTTATCCTGTAACTAATTCGATTAATTTTTGAAAAACACTGTCGGGGTCGAATCTACGAGTACATTCCTCATCTCCCCTCGCACAATAATAAGTAGAGTATGGCGTTGGACATTTTTCCACACATCCATAGCAATCTATATCACTAGCAATACTTATATGTGCTGCTGTTCGATATTTTGGTTCTCTATATTCTGCACGAACTGATGTGTACATGGCCAAAATTGGTGTTTGAGTACATGCCGCAATATGCAGAGCCCCAGCATCGGCTCCAATAAATGCTTGAGCCTTATTAATTAGAGCATGCGATTGATGTAAACCAAGTTTTCCTATAGTATTGATGATCCTATCACCAAATCCACCAAATGCAAGATCATTTCCCGAGCCAATTTGCACAACAGTATATTTGGTTTTGGCCAAAATGTTGCTGATCAAAGGAACCCAAAACTCTTGTGGTAAATTGCGGCTAGGCCAAAAATGATTGCGCATATGAATCACAATGTAAGGCTCATCAATTTTAGGTAAGGAGACGTGTTCATCAGCAAACAATTCGGGCCCAACATTAAAATTGGCTATACCAAAAACTTTTTTGGAATATGCATCTAACACATGTTGATTGGGCACCATTTCATAGCAAAGATCTAAATCTATTACTTGATCATAGTCTGAATGATTTACTGAAGATTTGTTAATAACTGAACTAACGTAAGGATTATTTTTAAATACTTCTGGATAGTCTGTCGCTACATCAATGTCGTATTGCCCTGACTGAAATTTATTAAGTTCTCTAACTATACCAGTCGCTAATATAACGTCGCCCAATGCTCCTGATCTAATCACCAATATTTTTTTCGTCATTTGGGCAATCTACCTTTTCTAGCAACTTCCTCTTCGGTACGTTTTCTTAAAATAAACTCTATTGCACACTCACCAATGCCATGTAATGTTTGATCTATTCTTCGAGCATTATAGATAAAAGTAGAATTAATTAATTCAATTTTTAATATTTCACATTGTGATCTAAACAAATATAAAATTTCTACTAGATTGACACTATTATTACTCCAGCTAGAATTTTTCAAAATAGTCCAAGATGTTTTATGATCATGATTATGATTGCTAGGCCAAACACCTTGTTCGTATAAATCCTCATCCGGAATAGTAATTATCAAATGTCCGCCAGGTTTACAGATACGTATCCAATTTTGTAATGCTAATTTTGGATCATATAAATGTTCTAGACAATGACTACTATGCACAAAATCATAGGTATTATCTTCCACTGTGGACATATACTGTGCATCGCCATCTGGGAGGTCCCAAGGCCTAACACTGGAGATCAAAGGAAATTGTTGTTGATATTTTCCCAAGCTATCATTACCACATCCAATATCGATACCTTGCCCAACAAAGTATGTATTGACATATTGTGCAGATCCTAGACGTCTTATTAATGCTTTACTAGTTTCATCCATTATATTATTCCCGAACAGGCATACCATTAGGACCTATATTACCAAAAATTCCCAATGGTGCTTTTTGAATTATCTTATCTTTATCTAAAAATTTATATAAACAATGCTCAATATCAGCATATCCACCAGAAGATATTCTATCACCCATATAGACTAAACTATTGTCATATACAGAAATAATTTCTTCTAATAGACTAACTGGCCAACTCCAAAGTCTGCTCATAAATTGATTTGATATCAAAGTCAAGTTATAATCAAATTGACTATTTTTTTGATTACTAATCACAATGTGATTTTGCACACTATATTGATCATAATAACTTATATCAAAATTATCATTTAAGCAATATCTTCCGCTGATTTTAAAAATTCTCTGTGTATTAGAAAATTGATCCAAACTTCTATGTAGATTTTTAAGAGCTTTACCAAAGCACATAACTTCAGTGACATTTTTTACAACATCCCAATTGTCTGTACTGGTATAAAGTCCAATTACTGACGGATCAGAATTAAAATTTACGATACTCTTAACTAGAGGTTCCAACGTATTGGACTGAGTCTCAGTCAAAGGAATTGCTGACATTTCCAATAGGAATAGATCAGCATCAGGTACACGATCTTTAATGCTTTGGATAGTAGAAACTGTTTGTTTTAAACGAGTTTCTGTAGCAAAAACACCAAATTTTGTATTAATCGCACTAGTAATTAAAAATGTATATTTTGACATATACATTACTTACTGTGGATTTTTTGCTTCCAAATATTCTTTAACGAATCGTAGAGCTTTACGACTTGTATCGTAAACATATTCCTTAGAATCGTCTTCGGTAGTTAAGACAACAATAAAGCCGTTAGCTGCACGTTTAATTTCAATTGATTCAAACATAATATTTCCTTAATGTTAAGTTACTGACTTAACTAGTATAAGCTCTAAATTAGGGAAAAGTCAAGGGATTTTTAGAATAATTTAATAAAATTAACGCTTTTGTCTTGGAGATTTTGGTTCAATATCTCTAGATTTTCTACTGTCGGCAGGAGCATCAGTCTGATCAGTACTTTTATTAGATTCAGCAAAGTATTCTTTTTCTTGATCGGTTTTGTTCATTGTCCCAAATTTTGGAACCATTGGTTTCTGAAGGGGTTGTGAACTAAATTCAGTACCTTGTAAATTAGTTGTTTGTGCAGATGGTTGATGTGTTTTAGAAGACGGGCCCACGGGCGGCATTTGGAGCCGAGCATTCTTCAAATGATCATCGGCTTTTGGTGCTCCGGCAACCTTTTTAGCCTTACGTTCTTCAATCTTTTCCCAGTCTGCAATATCTTTGAGCAAATCCCCCATCTCGATTATATTACGTACAGCTTTTTTCTGGGCATAAGAACGCAATTTGATTAATAGCTCTTTACTAGTACCCTGTTCTTTTTTAACTTCTGAAGTTTTTGGGTAACCGTAAATATATATCTCATACATAGCAGAGGTAGTGCCACGACGAACCGTAAGTTGGTAATCATCCAATGCTTTTTCTAATTCTGGACCAAATGTCAATTCATGAAATGCTTTTTTAGCATTAGGACTTAAAATAATCATTTCAACATTAGAGTCATTGCGTGTGGCGTGATATAGCAGACCTTTATAAACACGTTTTATCAAATCTGCCTGTCCATCCATACTACCCGTAAGTTGATTTAGTTGATTAAAGATTTCATCGTAAGCTATTTTAAACCCTGTTTTATAATTGGTTGTTCGAACAAGTTCTCTATTAGCATCCATTTCTTCTTTACTAGATAGCTTTTCATCCATTGCCACAAACTTTTCTTTAACCCCATTGCTCAATGGTATGTTTACTGATGACAAAAAGAAATCGTTTAATCTTTCAAATTGATATCCACTAACTTGGCCAAATTGACCAACATCGCCCGCTTTAATACTCAACAAGTTTATGCTAGAACCGTCAATTAAAATCTTTAAATCTGCTTTAGTGGTTTTTTGTTCTTCAGCATTTCCGCCATCACTTTTTATTTCAATTTCATTTTTTCTAGGATCTTTACTGGCTTTTTCAATTGCTGCCGAAACCCTCGGCGAAGTGTTAACATATCTGACAGCATTATCGATATGCGCGGTGATTGCTTTTAATAAATCCTTACCCATACCATAATCTTCAGGAGTTTTCCTATCTGGATCCATTCCTATAAATGATGCGAACCCTTTTTTGTCGGCATCAGGAACCGAAACGGTGAATGATAATGCATCTTTTCCGGCCCGCCCGCTAGCAGTGCCATTGCCTTTTATTACGCGTCTAGCAACATCAATTACATGACTGGCGTCAATATGTTCAAGTGGATTTTCATATTTGGCAGTTACTGCACAACCTAAAACGATTTCTGCAATGTTTCCTTTATTGACACGTAATTTTCCACTAAACAATTCATCTTTGACAATTTTAGTTACATTTATTTTTTCAACGTCCTTAGTCAGATTGCCGTTATCATCAAGCATTCTAACAGTAAAATCAACACTGTTTAATATATTTTTATCTTTGTTAGTAACAGCAGACTGCAATCTTTTAGCAGCACGATAATTGGGATCAGTTGGGCCGTTTATTTCAATTTGTCCTTCGTATTCAACAGTTCCAATCCTAAATGTAAGTACAGTTGTAACTGGGTCCTTGAGATTTTTAGCGCCGCCTGCCAACATACGAGATATAAACTGAGGGACTGACGAGGAATTCATCCATTCACTCACACTCATGTTTTTTGCTTCAGTTAGCAAAGGTTTGATAATGTCATTTATTCGCATAGTATAATATTTATATCATCTTGGACAACAACTATACCCAATATTAAACTGAAAAGATGTATTTGTTGCGCTGCCGCATAAATAAATATATCAGTAGAAACCATGAGTTGCCACTGATATACAAAGGAAAACAAAATGAAATATATATCAGATAAAATGCTAGACATACTAGAACGCCTATCCGAAATGTTTCCTAGATCTGGCTATCAAAGCCGTTTAGATGAGTATCTAAGCGACAAAGGCATTACCGATGCCGCACAATTGGAAAATTACATCCAACAATTCCAATACGAATCCACACAAAGGAGTTTTTAAATGAAAAAAATTATAGAGCAATTAACACAAACATTAACAGATTTCGTCTTCACTATCAAAAACTATAGAGAGCAAAATCTCTACGGTCGCTGGTATTAAGCTGACCCGTTAGTCAACAATTCTATTAGAATTTTATCTTTGAAAGCATTAAATCTACTTTCAAATTGATAACAGCACTCTGCTATTTCATTCGGATCGGATGACCACATCATAGTTTTATAAAGATGATCGGCCCATTTGCTGACTTCATCTTTATCAACTTGAATGTCTAGAACATGCTGTCTAGGCCTGGCATTCCTACATATATGCCACTCATCAAGTAACAATCCGGCTTTTGTGACTGGATCTAACATAAATCAGACTGAGTAATCTTCCATTCCGGCGGTTTTTAACCGAACCAAATGACCCATCATAAAGTTCTTAGACTCCAGACCTTTCATCAATCCTAGATAATTATTTCTCAATAAAGCTACTGAATTAATCAATGTTTCCATATCAATAACATCATCCTCACCGTCCACATACTTTTCAGCATCTCGACTGGTTAGAGCACGATTGTAATTTTCTAGATATTTTTGAAAATGCTGTTTTCGTATTTTACGAAGCTGTATATTTAGAAAGTTTAACACAGCCTCAATTTCTTGAAGCTGGTTAAATCTATGCTCAGTTATACCAGGCAGTTGAGCAAGGCTTTTTTCGACCTTGCCAAGTATTTTGCACTCGACCCGGGCCGTGCCCAACTCTGCTTCATAATATGAAATAAAATTAGGTAATTGGCCAAGATCACCAACTACACGATTATACCACATGATTAATCTTCGTAATCCTCTGTGTATTCATCCTCATCATCTATTTCAGTTTTGTATTCCTCAAAACTGCGTCTTAGATAACTATCAGCAGCAGCAAATTCCCTAACGTCAATGTCGCTTAAGACATCAACCATCAGGCTCATCAACGTGTCAGCAGCACCTTGACGCTCTTTGCTTGGAATATACTCTTTGAGAGCCATATAAGTTTCAACTAATGTGTCGATTTCAATACTCATTATTCATTCTCCTCAACTACTTGCTCTTGATTACTTATGGCTGACCTGGGATTATCAGTAATATCTTTCATTACTTTAGTCAAACTTTCGTTTTCATTACGTTCCCAGGCTTTGCGGAATTGCTTAATAATCTCACCATCAGACAATGTGTAAACAAGACTATTACCTTCTTTTTTCAACAAGCCTTTGCCTTCAAACAAATCAACCAGTCCACTATGAGGATTCATACCGGTTTCATATGGGATTTTGATTTGAACACTTTCAAATGGCTTTGCATATCGAGTTTTCATAATTTTACAAGCACTACGAATACCCTTAACTTCGCTGATCTTGTTACCATCTTCATCTTCTTTAAGTTTTAGTTTTCGCATCGCAATAACTATTGAACTAGCGTAAATGAAGCCTTGGCCACCCGAAATTTTGTCATCTGGATCAAACATATCTTGACTTGCATATGTATGATTAGTAGCAACTAACCCAATATTCAAATCTCCAAACATATTAACACAATTACGAACCAATGCAGTTAGTGCCTTGGGCTTTCGTCCCATATCACCTTTTAAATCACCAGCTTCAAATTGATTAACATCAGTTGGGGTCAAAAGCATACCCAAACTATCCAAAACAAACAAAACTTTTGGACGTTCAATTTCTGGTAATACTCTATATTCCTTAACAAACTCACTAATCATTTTGGCCACATCATCGATCATAGCCATGTTTAGTTTGAGTAATTTTTCTTCACTGGTGTCTACTTCCAAAGCATGTAACCAAGCTTCATCCAATGCATTTTCTGTATCAATTAAGATAACATAAATGCCTTGTTGTTGAGCATTACGCACCAAGTTTCCTGATGCAATAAAGCTTTTACCTGCGCCACTCTCACCAGCAAGTACAGTAACTTTGCCCATGGGAATACCACGATTAAAGTCACCAGATATTAAGTAATTCAATGCAAAGTTGCCAGTACTGACCCAATCTGTTGGGTCATTAAATCCAATGCTAACACCTTCAATGCTTTTAGTAATTGTTTTTCGAAATTTCGATAAGTCAAACGGCCGCGCCATATATTCTCCTAGAAATAATAAATGGGAAGATGGAACACCCACCTTCCCTGATCAATGATTAAGCAGTCTTTTGACGACTACGGATCATTTTCAAAATATCCTCAGCACGTTGACTAGAAGGCTTTGCTGCCTCCACTGGTGCTGTGGCTTCTACTGGATCTTCATCAACCATCGCTGGTGCTACTGGACGAGCAACTTTTGCAGGGGCTGGCTCAGGATCAACCATATCATCAGAACGTGAAGCTGCCGACGAACCGGTTGTTGCGGGACGATCACTTTGAACACCAGCTGGTTTGTAGTAGTTAGCCCAACGATCGGAATCATAAGCTTCACCATCAACACTGGCTTCAAACATTTCTTTGATTACTTTAAGTTCAACATCGCTAGGCTTCTTAGGTAAGAAGTCTGCCAAGTTATAAAGTCCAAATTTTTCAATAGCTTCCAACTCTTGGGTAGTAAGAGCGGATTCTTTACGTGCCCATTTGCTAGTGTTGTAGTCGCTATAACCACCTTTGCTAGTTTTAGTTGCAGTAAAGTCCAAACCACGCTCGTAATCAGTTGGCAATTCTTCCATTTCAGGATCCATCAGAGCAGCTTTAACAATATTAAAGATCTGTGGGCTAATAATAAAGCGACGAATTGGATTTTCAGGAGTTTTGTCATCGCTCAATGGATTTTCGCGAACAAAACCTTGGAACAAATAAGATTTTTTCTTCCAATATTTACGACCCATATCTTCAAGGTTTGGATCCTTAAACCAGCCGCGAACTTCTGCCAAAATTGGACAAGCTTCACCCCACATTTCAACACAGGGCACTTGTACTTGAACAGGTTTGCTATCGCCTTGGCCTTTAATACCAGCGAAAGGCAATTTAATCATTGCTCGTTCAATCCAGAAAAATGTATTTTTGGGATCAGCGTCAGGAAGGAAGCGTAGTTTTGCACTAGTACCTTCTGCAATGTTCCAATGTGGATAGATAGCATTATCACCGCCCATTTGGGAATTGTTGCTACCACGGGTTTCTTGCGCCTGCAAACGTGCGCGAATTTCAGCTAAAGTCGTTGCCATAATATAAGTCCTTAATAAAAATAAAAGATGGTCTTTGTGAGAGATTAGATATTAAAT